GAAATATTATAGTGTTGTATTCTTCAGATTCAAATGTCTGGTATCTTTTTTTGTCCGTTGGATTATTTGTTTCAATGTCAAATTCACCACCTTCGAAATCAGTATTCAGAATAGTCGAAAAGGATACCTTTCGAACTAGTCCATTCGAATATGGCTCGTCATGAACGTCACGATGCCACCCATATTCATCATCAACACCATATTCTGAATATTGCAATGGTTCAATATCAGTCAAATTTATTAGTGTTGTATAATCGATTATGTTAAAGATTTCTCTACAGATTTCAGCATCTTTAATAAAAAATACCTTTGAACTTCTTTTAACAGTACCACTTTCATTTGTAATAGAACCATTTTCCAAAGTGTCAGGAACAGAAAAATTATTATGAATGTTGGTGTAGTGAATCATATCATACCAGCTTCAAACTTCTTCCAATCAGTTGCATTACGAATGTCCCATCCACGATTGTCGATAGACTTAATTACACCCTTGCAGTAGTCTACACAGGATTCATAGTAACCCATTTTGTTTTGAATTCGAAGAATATCATCGTCAGACTGAATATACATCTGAAGGTCTGTCTTCATAACCTTGATGTCAAAAGGTTTGGATGCATACACTTTTGCATCTGCCTTACCACCATAGTATTCCCACTTCTCGCGGTACATCTGTTGATGGTCAGTTTTTGCTTTGATAAGCAGAAGTTCAAAGTCAGCCTTGTAGTCCAACCACTTCTGTTTGATCATTTGATTTTTAAAAGATTCCTGATCAATGTGTTCTAGATCAGATACGGGAAGGTCTTCCCTTGCAGTTCGTTTTAGTGTCTCTAAATCCATGTTTACCTCATAATAAAAAAAGTGAGCAGTTTGGTTTCTCTCTGTACTATATTGACCCTGATGAGTTCGAACGAGTTGTCACCAGTGATTAAGTCTAAGATTTGATAATTGTTAAAGCTTACCAAACCTGCTCAATCCTATTTAGACACCCTCAAATTTGTAGATTTGGTACATGAAGGTGGCATCAACAGTCATGTACTCAACATCTGTTATACCCTGCGAGTATCTAAGATCGCCTAGTGATGTTGGAAACACATTCTGAAAATTTACGTTTAGGATTGGATTGTTCTTATTTGACAAAATCATAAGAAATGCATCTGAGTACATTGCTTTATCAGGAGTTGCTTTTCCAACAAGGTCAATTGACGGCGTTGAACCTCCAGCTGGAGTGTTTGATGTAACGTCTCTGTGTGTTCTGAACTGACTTCTGTTTTCTGGAAATGTATAACCTGTCATCCAGTTATGAAGCGCTTGGTAGTTTGTAAGAAATTCATCAACAATAAACGTGATAGTGAGATCAGCGTATGTTAGTTTATCACCCTGTAATGGAATATCCTTGAATGGTGTATTAAAATCTACGGATGTTGCTGTGATGCCAGGCAAATTAGCATCAATAGTAAAAAATTCAACGTCCGGCAGTTGTTTAATACCAAAACGAAACTGAGATGGACTAGCGTAGTCCAGCTGGTCTGGTTGTCTTGCGAGTGGTGATGTTGATGTAACCATGATACTATTTAGTCCTTCTTAAAAGAGTTTTGCAAAAGGCCCAAACATTTCTCCTTTTTTCATTGCAAGAAATACCATATCTGTCAGAAGCTTATCTCTTTTCTTTTCGTTTAATGAAAATATTAAGTTTAAAAAATCCAGTTGCATCAGTTTAGAGTTTGCTACATCTGGTTCTAGTGTGAATACTGTTTTCATATTCTCTCTAAAGTCTTCTGCACTGTGAATATTTGTAACTGCGCCGCCCTTTTTTACATTAGTCCACATATTTGAATAGTGTTTTTCTTTCTGTTCAAATTCTAATCGTGTTTTTGGATGAAGAGAGTTGTTGTTTTTGAATGATAAATTATAGTCGCTTGACAGCATACTCTTTAACATATCCAAAGGCACCTTACCTAATCGTGCCGCGCCTGATCCTTTTTGTGTTGGTTCAAACTTTAGGTTGCTGAACCCACGGGAGTTCATCTTAATCTGAAACTTATACTCTACATTACCCTCTTTGATGCGAATAATTGTGTCTTGTGACTGAAATACTTTTGTTGGTTTTAGGTCGAGTTTAATCATTGCCTCTTTCAGTTCAAATACCGGCGGCTTGTTTGTTTCAGTAAACAGCGCCTTAGTAATATTTACTTCTTCCCACTTAGCATCTTTACCACTAATTGCTTTAAGTGATATGCCCTTCAACTGTTTATCCTCCCACTGAAGACGCATCACAGCATTTAATTCTTGTATAGATGAATATCTACCATCAACAGCTTCTTTAATCTGTTTTTCTACTTTTTTTTGGTCTTTGATAACCCACACATCTGCTGGATTCCAACTATCCTTCTTTGTAATACCAAACTTGTCTTTTACAATCTTAGCAATAAAGTCCATGAACCCACCATCTCTATTAAAAACAGTATAGTGTCCTTTTTTAAGTCGATCACCAACAGTCTTTTGTTGAGCAATCAGTCCATTAATCCACTTTGTGTTAGTTTCTAGGTCTGGATAAAGTTTAACTAACTCAGCAAACCCAGCCTTATCACCCTTTAAATCTGTAATATCTTTATAGATACGATTAGCTGAACCAAGCGCCTGTTCAATCATCCACAATGATGCTAGTTCTTGTTGTTGTGTGGTTCCACCATCTGGTGCGCCGGATCGTTTTGAACTTTCTTGAAATTGAATTTTATAATTTCCTAATATAAAATTTATAATTCTTCTTCCACCTGTTTTTGATTCGTAATCTGAAGTCACACTAGGAATTGTTTTAAAAGCAATTTCAAAATTTCCCTTTGAAATCTTACATACAAATTGCTTAGATTGGCTGCCACGCCAGTTATCGTCTCCAAAGAAAACTTCTGTTTCCATTCCTTTGGTTATACCTCGAAATTCTGACTTGATTGCTTGGGGACAGGCAATTATTGATTCGTTTACACCTAGTCTAAAGGCCATATTATCACTCCTTTATATTATATTTATAGTATAGAGTGGTTTCATTGTATTGTCAACAAAAAAAGGGGAGAGCCGAAGCCCTCCCCAAAGTCTGTTAGACCCCTTATTTTACATAAGGTTAGAGACTTTAACGCGACGATACCAAGCATTGGTGTTTGCATCAAGTGAAGCATTGGTGTTAACCGTGTCACCAGCAGCAACCGCACCCGCACCAGCGAATGGGTTAGCAGCAAGACCATAACGGGTCTTGAAACCAATCTTGGGCTGGAAGGAGTTCTCACCAACCGCACGAACCATCTGAAGCGGAACGTATGGGCAGTAGAAGAAACCAGCATCGTAAGGCGATGTGCCCTTGTAACCACAGACGTAGTACTGAGAAGCAGCGACGTTTGCAGAATACGGATCAACATAGACCTTGAAACGACCATTCATCACACCAGCGAATGTGGTGGATGTGTCGTCAACCGACAGGTTGTTGTTCAGAGCAGGCGTGTAATCAAGAACACCAGCCATCTGAAGAGCAGAAGCAACGTCAGCCGAAACGATCAGCATGTTACCTTTGCCGCGACGAGTCTGCTGACCAATCGCATTAGCATCACGCTCGATCTGGAACATCAGACCCTTGAACTTCTCAACTGACCAACGACCATTCGAGTCGGTGTCCAGATCAAAGATACCAGCGTTAGTTGTGTTAACCTGAGCACCCGCAACCGCCGTAACATACAGCGAACGAACAACTTCACGGTTGATTTCAGCAAGGATTTCTGTGGACAGAATGTTGCTGAGTTCTGTTTCGGCGTCAAGACCATGAATAGCTTTCAAGTCCTGTGCGAGTTCCATTGTGTACTCAGCTTTGAGCGCACGGGAAACCGCAGTAACCGTTGACTTCTCAATGGAGAAGGCCATTTCAGCGAAAGCGTTCGTACCGCTATCACCAAGAGCTTCTGACTGAGCAGTCGTCATACCTGTGGCACTTGTGTAAGTACCGGCAGGGCTGTCATTAAGAACAGCAGGGTTAGTTTCTGTAGAACCAACGTCGCCACCACCGATTGTACCGGCAGCGTTCTGGTTCGAACGACCCTGTGCGCCCGGAAGGGACTCGTCAACGAGAGCTTCTGCACCATCGGAAGACTGAAGCGAGGAACGCATCGCAAAGATAAGTCCAGTTGGACCTGTCATTGGCTGCACACCGCAAACGTCATACGCGATAAGGTTAGGCATCGCACGGCGAACGAGCGAAATTAGAATTGGATCCCAATTGTCAATCGAACCACCAGTGCTGTTGGTTGGTGCTGTTTCTGAAAGGAAACCACGATCTTCACGCAGTGCTTTTTCTTGGTTTTCTAGGATGAGAGTGGTAACGGCCCGCTTGTAAGAATCCTCGATCCGTGGTAGATCGGGGTGTTCTAGGACTGGCTGCCACTTTTCTTGTAGATGTTCTGTCTGAAACATTTGTTTCTCCTTTGTAATTACATCCGTTAATAATATTATTGGGCACGTGCTTTGTTACGACTAATTGCCGACATGTAAGCGCTCATAGCTTCAGTCGTATCAATGTCCTGTGCGGTGCCACCGTCTTCATCATCAAAACTTTGTTCAACAATCGTCTTTGGGAAATAACTTTCCTTCAAGGTGTCAAGTTTTGCTTTGAAGGACTCTTCGTCAGCAAAGTCAACATCTTCTGTAAGAGACTTGAACTTTTCAATTTCAGTATCGGTCAAATCTTCGCAAGCTTCAGATACGACCTGTTCCCGAACTAGACCAGACTTAACAGTTGTAAGAGAGATATTCTGCTCCATCACACTGTTAACCTTTTCTTCTAGTTCAGCAATTTTCTCAGACTGTGCTTCGAGAACGTCATATTTCTCATCAGGCACGTCAATATAATGATCTTCAAACAACTGTTTCAGTCCAGAGATAAAGTCTTCTGCAATTTCGCCCTTCAAACCGCGCTCAATTGCCAACTCGTTCTCTTTTGTCCATTCCTCTACAACGTAGTTGAGATAAGTATCTACTTTTTCTGTAAGAGCTTCAACCGACTCTTCCAGTTTTTCTTCAAACTCGCCAGTCATTCCTTCGTGAATACGAGTAATTTCTTCGCGAGTCTTCGATTTAACAGCAGCTTCAAAGATTGTCGCTGCCTTGTCCTTGAACTCTTCGGAGAGGTCTTCGCCTTCTACGAGGGCGTCAACGTCTTCCTTGACATTGATGGACTTGATCTTCTCTTCGATCTCAGCCTTGGCATCCTCAAGTTTCTTGAGTTCTGACAGAGCTTCTTCATCCATTTCCATGTCTTCA